CTAATCTCCATGATCGACTCGCTGCGTACCGGAAAGACTGGTGCAGCTGAATCTGCTTTCAAGGCAGCCATGGCTGAGAAGATGAATTCGGCTCTTGATGCACAGAAGGTCGTCGTCGCCTCACAGATCTATAATCAGACAACACAAGCTGAAAAATGAAGCTCATTGCCGAACACATCGATTCGCAGATCTCCTTGTTATCTGAGGCTACTCAAGGCGGACAGAGCAAGTCGTATCTGCACGGTATCTTCATGCAGGCCGAGAAGCCAAACCGCAACAAGCGTCGTTATCCACGCACGGTTCTGGCACCAGCTGTAGACAAGTACATCAGGGAACAGGTGAACACCGGCCGCGCGGTCGGAGAGTTGAATCACCCGGACGGTCCGACCGTAAATCTGGACAAAGTTTCGCATCGTATTACCGAACTCAAGTGGGACGGGAACAACGTTGTCGGAAAGGCACTGATACTGGACACGCCAATGGGTAAGATCGTGAAAGGCCTTATGGAAGGCGGCGTTCAGCTAGGTGTCTCAACTCGTGGTATGGGAAGTCTGAAGCAATCGAAGGACGGAATCATGGAGGTAGCAGAAGATTTTATTCTCGCCACCGTGGACATCGTTCAAGATCCCTCAGCCCCTGAGGCCTTTGTAAACGGCATCATGGAAGGCGTAGAGTGGGTTTGGGACAATGGAATCCTGAAGGCTCAGCAAATTGAAAAGTACGAGACTGAAATTAAGAACGCATCTTCGAAGCGCCTCACTGAGGCTCAGCTGAAGGTCTGGAATGATTTCCTCTCAAAACTATAACCAGCTACATTATAGTAGTCATCTAACATACATGTCAAAGAACAAGACAAAGCGTTCACTCGATCTCATCGAGGACATTACTGTTGAGGAACTACGTAAGGATGGACTCGTTGAAGAGGTTGCAGTTTCTGACGGGACACCATCCAAGAAAGATGAGAAGGATGCTGCTACGGATGCCGTACAGGCAAACGCAGCGACGAAGGCAAGCATCGATGCCTCGGCTTCAAAAGACGCCGACAAGGAAGCTCACGTCGGTTCCGGTCCCGGAACTGTCGAGACTCCTGATGAGGTCAACAAGGCAAAGGCAGCAACTGACGCAGCGATCGCTGCAGCACCAGTGGCTGAACCGCCAAAGACCAAGGCAGGTCTCATCAACGCAGTTTACCAACAGCTGGCCACAATGAAGACCGAAGAGCTGTCTAATGTCTACGCTACGCTGGTTAACCCAGCACTGCCACCGAAGGCCGAGGAGCCAGCTCCTATGCAGACCGGTGACGATAGCGCAGACAAGGACAGCGAGAAGGAACAAGACGCAGCACCAGCAACCCCAACGGGTGACGCTGGAGAAGCTGATGATGCCGGTGAAGACGAGGACGATGGCGACGAGGCTGAAGATGAGACGACCAAGGAATCCTTGGAAGTTCTTATGCAGGCCGAGAAGTCACTGTCCGAAGGCTTCCGCTCGAAGGCCACTGAGCTATTCGAGTCCACAGTAAAGGCCAAGGTTGCAGCCGAGGTCACCAAGATCGAGGAAAGCTACAAGGCCCGTCTTGACGAGGAAGTTGCTACGGCAACGAAAGACCTCGCTGAGAAGGTCGAGAGCTATCTTGACTACGTAGTCAAGACCTGGATGGAGGAGAACAAGGTTGCTATCGAGTCCGGACTCCGTACGGAGATCGCTGAGAACTTCATCAACTCGCTGAAGAGCGTGTTCGTGGAGTCCTACATCGAAGTTCCAGAAGGCAAGGAGAATCTGGTTGATTCACTCAACACAGAAGTCGCCAAGCTCGAGGAACAACTCCTCAAGTCCACTGAGGCAAACATCAAGCTGAATGAGTCCGTCAACGAGCTCCTGCGCAAGCAGGTGATCGCCGAGGCTTCTTCAGATCTTGCTTCCACAGAGGCTGTTAAGCTGAATTCGCTGGTCGAGGACGTAGATTTTGAGAGCGCTGAGACCTTCTCCAAGAAGGTACAGACGATCAAGGAGTCATACTTCCGCAAGCCAGTTTCCCAAAAACCCGCAGTTGAGACCGCAATGACGCTGTCTGAGGATTCTCAGCCAGAAGTCGAGATGAGCCCCCTCATCGCTGCAGTATCTTCCGCAATTTCCCGCACACTGAAGCCATAACTTCAAGAGCACAAACTAGTCAGGATTAATCTAACCACAATGTTCAACTCAGAAACATACCAAAAGAAGTGGGCTCCGATCCTTGAGCACAAGGATCTCCCATCAATCAAGGATAACTACCGCAAGGCAGTTACCTCTATCGTCCTCGAGAATCAGGAAAAGGCCCTCCGCGAAGAGCGTGCACAGGCTTCCTTCCAGCCTCTCACAGAGACCGCAGCTAACGCCACAAACGCTGGCGCAGCTCCAATGGCAAACTGGGATCCAATCCTCATCTCCCTGGTTCGTCGTTCGATGCCAAACCTGATCGCTTATGATATCGCTGGCGTTCAGCCAATGAGCGGTCCTACCGGCCTGATCTTCGCCATGAAGAGCAAGTACACCTCACAAGGTGGCACCGAGGCTCTCTTCAACGAAGCCGACACAGCCTTCTCCGGTACAGGCACACAGGGTGGCGACAGCTCGTCTCTCCCTCTCGCTAAGGGCGGCTCCGGTGTTGACACGACTCCTGCTGACAACGTTTCCGACACGTTCGGATACGGCACCGGTCTGACCACAGCTGAAGGTGAAGCTCTCGGTTCCGGATCTTCCGGCGCTGGCAACTTCGCTCAGATGGCTTTCTCGATCGAGAAGGCTACCGTCACGGCGACAACACGCGCCCTGAAGGCTGAGTACACGATGGAACTCGCTCAGGACCTCAAGGCCGTTCACGGTCTCGATGCTGAGTCAGAGCTCGCTAACATCCTGTCGGCTGAAATCCTCGCTGAAATCAATCGCGAAGTCATCCGCACCATCAATGTTAAGGCCAAGCTCGGCGCCCAGACCGCAAACGTTGCTGTCAAGGGTAAGTTCGACCTCCTGGCTGACGCTGACGGCCGCTGGAACGTTGAGCGCTTCAAGGGTCTCCTGGTCCAGATCGAGCGCGAAGCTAACCAGATCGCCAAGGACACCCGTCGCGGTAAGGGTAACTTCATCCTCTGCTCGAGCGATGTTGCTACTGCCCTCTCCGCTGCTGGAGTTCTCGACTACGCCCCAGCCCTGAGCACACAGCTCGAGGTTGACGACACTGGCAACACCTTCGCTGGTGTTCTCAATGGCCGCATCAAGGTATACGTCGATCCATACGCCACGGTTGACTACTGCACAACCGGTTACCGCGGCACGAACCCATACGACGCTGGTCTCTTCTACGCTCCATACGTCCCACTGACGATGGTCCGTGCAGTCGGTCAGTCCGACTTCCAGCCACGTATCGGATTCAAGACCCGTTACGGCATGGTTGCCAACCCATTCGCTGAGTCCCCAACGGCTCCTCAGAACGGAACTGGTACCAATCGTGCTAACCGCTACTTCCGCATCATGGGAGTTGCCGGTATCCTCGATAACGGATAAGATCGAATAATCCGATCAAAT